CACCTGCTGTTCTAGATAATTCTAAATACATAGACATACGCAAATAATTAGGTGGTGCATATAATATTCCTGCTACCCTAATTGCATCTTTTTTTAATGATTGAAATATATCTTTATGTAAATAAGTTATATCCGCCACAGGTATAAAATTAACATATACTTTGTAGGTTCCTTCATGAACACCCGATTTACCTTCTACTTCTACAAAACCTTGTTTTACATAAATATCACACAATTCTTTGGCATCTTGTAACGGAGTTGGAGAGAAAAAATCGTAATCAGGTAATTCAATATCTTTATTATAAAATTGGTCTTCTTTTGGTAATATTGCATTAATAGCAGTTCCACCATATGCAACTAATTGCTTTTTTTTCAAAAAATTTTCGACTACATTTACTATTTTTATGACTTCGGGTGAATTTACCGCGGCTTTTCCTACACGTTCTTCAGCTTTATCTGTAGCAATGCGAAGAATTGCTAATTCACACTCATTAAAAGTCATTGTTTTATCACATATATCGTTTTTCATAATTTTTATTATTAATATTTATTAAGATTATTATTTTTATTATTTTATATGAATCGTGTATTATACTTATGTATTTATGTATTTATACTATAATAATCAGTTGTCGTTGTTCTTGTTTCGAAATTTAATTGAGGTGGATTTTCAGGTGTATCTATGATTGTTTGGACAATCGACCTCAGTCGTAAAGGTTTTAATACAAACGCAGATCCAGCAGTATCAAAAAACATGATCATTTCTTGTAAATTCGCATCAAAATCCTGATATTTCATTGCTATCAATTGACACCCCATTTCACGGCATATAATTCCACTTGGATTTTCAGGATTGATCCCATTATCTGGCATGGCAATTGTCATATTTTTTTTATTATATTCTTGTAATTCGGTCATATCTGGTGTAAATTTTACATCATAATAATTTAATGCACGCATAAATACTGAATTACTTGTGATATTTACATATTCATAAAATTTTGAATTATCCATAAATGCTGTATTTAAACGATCAACTATTATAACAATTTTACCAGCTAATTCCGATAATTTAACATTACCTAAATTATGTGTGTAATATTGGTTAGGTTGTGATGTATTATTATTAGTAGATGGGTCATCTACAGGAGTGGCATATGTATACTCATAACTATAATGAGAACCTAACATATACGAATCATATAATTTAAATATATCACCACATTTTGATAACATATTTTGATTCGTACTTTTTATTCTTAAATGAAGTAAAAGTGGATCTGTTGAATTAGGTGCTGTTGATCCAGAGAATGCATAATTTACGATTGTTGACATCACATCTTCAAAATTAACGGAATTATATGTTTCCTTAATATAATTATTATCTAAAGTAGAAGTAGCTACAACAGGATTATCGTCTATAGAATATATTTCAAAATCTAAACATCGAACACCTTGTTTTATAATATTTTTTAAAGGACACAAACTTACATAATCGTTTTTATATGATCCACCACTACAACAATTATAAGCGGTACTAATATAATAATCATTCAATGTATAGTCTTCTTGTTTAGTATAATCTAACGGTGCGATATAAGTTTTGTTATTTTCATATAATGAATTCATAAGGGAACATTCTCTCGAACTTAAATTATACATATAATAAAAATACACTATTAACACGAGAATCAACACAATGATCATTATAAAAATGGCATTGCCTACAAAGTCTTCCTTAAGCGAAGATGCATCTTTCATAGTTTTATGAAAAAAAACTGTCATTTTTTTTCCCATCGAATCTGACATATCTAATATATTATAGTATTTTTTAAATATACTGATTAACTATTAATATTATATTTAAATATAATTGTTGATTAAAAAGTTAAAAATATAAATATAAACATAAGATATATAAAAATGCCTGGTGGATTAATGCAATTAGTATCAGAAGGACAGCAAAATATTATATTAAATGGAAATCCATCTAAAACTTTTTTTAAAACAACCTATGCAAAATATACTAATTTTGGTTTGCAAAAATTTAGAGTAGATTTTGAAGGATCAAAAACATTAAGATTATCAGAACCATCTTATTTTACATTTAAAATTCCCCGTTATGCTGACTTATTAATGGATTGTTATTTATCTATTGATTTACCAGATATTTGGAGCCCAATTATCCCACCAAATTCTAATATAGAAACACCGCTTTATAATGCAGGACAGTGGATACCCTATGAATTCAAATGGATTGAATATCTGGGTGCCCAAATGATATCAAAAATAGAAATAACTTGTGGTAATCAAACATTACAAGAATTTTCCGGAGCATATTTAATTTCAATGATACAGCGTGATTTTACCGAAGAAAAACGAGCATTATTTGAAAAAATGGTAGGACATGTTCCTGAAATTTTTGATCCTGCTAATGCAGGTACACGAGTAAATTCTTATCCAAATGCATACTATACAACAAATCAAGCAGGCGCTGAACCTTCAATTCGCGGAAGAACATTATATGTTCCTTTGAATGCTTGGTTCAATCTAAAAAGTCAAATGGCTTTTCCACTTATTTCACTTCAATATAATGAATTACATATTAATGTTACTATGAGACCAATTCAAGAATTATTTCAAATTCGAGATGTTTTTGACGTTGTCAATAATTTTCCATATGTTGCACCAAATTTTAATCGATATTATATGCAATTTTATAGATTTCTTCAAACACCACCGGATATTGATCTCGGACCTGCATCCTATCTTGATACAAGAAGCATATGGAATGCTGATATTCATTTAAATTGTACTTATTGCTTTTTATCTAATGAAGAATCAAGAGTTTTTGCACTTCAAGAACAAAAATATCTTTTTAAACAAGTAAAAGAAACTATTTATTATAATATTACTGGACCTAATAAAGTATCAACTGATTCAATTGGAATGATATCCAGTTGGATGTTTTATTTTCAAAGAAGTGATGTTAACTTGCGCAATGAATGGACTAATTATACTAATTGGCCATATCGTTATATTCCAAATGATTTAATCCAAGCCCCTAGTGCTGGAACATATACTATTATCAGAGATGGGAATCCTGTAATGATAGGTCCTGGGGTAAATTCTGATGGTAGATTAACAGGTTGGATGATTACAGGAATTAATAATTTAGAAAATATTAAAGGTATATTGGTTGAGATGGGAATATTATTAGATGGAATATATAGAGAGAATACACAACCAGCAGGAGTGTTTGACTATATTGAAAAATATACTCGTACAAGTGGTAATGCTACTCAAGGATTATATGTATATAATTTTTGTCTACATACATCGCCTATTGATTTGCAACCTAGTGGAGCAATGAATATGAGCCGTTTTTCAACTATTGAATTAGAGACAAATACGATTATTCCACCTTTAGACCCATATGCACAATCTTTGGCTATTTGTGACCCTCAATCAGGTAATATTATTGGTATTAATAAACCAACATGGAGAATATATGACTATAATTTTAATATGGTTCTATTTGAAGAAAGAATAAATATGGTTACATTTGTTGGTGGTAATTGCGGGTTAATGTATGCAACATAATACAAATGCAGTACAAATACAATATCAATAAATAATTATAATTTTATAATAGTATAATTATTTATTTCATAAATAAGCATTAGCCGCAAGAGGACCATTATCATTAAATTCACCTGATAATGTTTTTCGATTGGGATATTTGGGCAAAAATGGTAGAATTTCTATATTTGGATTATATTTTTTATCATATAATTCCATACCAGCTTTAAATGGTTTAGACCATTGATTTACCCCTTTAAAATAACTTGGTGGTTGTAAATTTATCCCTTTATTATATAATTTAGCTTGAGTGCCTATATCTGTGGTTAATCTTGAATATCGTACATTATAACCATTTGTCAATTTACCTGCATCATTATCACCACCTATATCTTTCGTGTAATTGCTGGTTTCTACAAATTCAGGTTGACATCCATAACAATCAATATCACTTGTGCATTGTTCACCTGTTTTAGAGCATTGAGCTAATGGACCACACATATTTTCGCAACTAAAAGTTGTATTTATTGGTAAATCTACTGTATGACTTGTATCAGCTGTTCCCATATCAGTTATAATTGAAGTATAACTATCAAAACCTTCTTTACTTTTTTTACCTTTTTTACTTTTTTTACTTTTTTTACTTTCTTTTGTTTTTATTAAATAATTTCCCCATTTTATAATACATATAAACATTAATATAGAAATTATTAATAGTATAATATTTACATTATTCTTTGTTAGATTCTTCATTAAATTCTTCATTAGATTCTTCATAATATTTAAATATATTTTATTTATTTTAATCTATGAAATCTCGCATTTTTAGCAAATGATTGCAAATTGTCGGCATTCACATATGTACACGCACTTCTTAACCCACCAAGATAATCTAATACAGTATCTTCTAATGCACCTTTATATTTCATTTTTATAACAGCACCTTCGGATGATCTATATTTTTCCATTTTTCCATAATGTTTTTCCATTGCGTGTTTTGAACTCATCCCATAAAACATTTTATATTTAACACTATTCTCTTCAATTATTTTACCAGGATTTTCATCATGTCCTGCAAATTCGCCACCTATCATAACAAAATCTGCACCAGCACCAAATGCTTTCGCCATATCACCTGGACATTTAATGCCACCATCAGATATAATACAATTATTTACAATACCAAATGTTTTACATTCTAATATTGATGATAATTGTGGAACACCAACCCCTGTTTTTTTTCGTGTCAAACAAGCACTACCTGGACCAATACCAATTTTTACAATATCTATATCAGCATCTTGAAATATTTTATTGGCCGTTTCAGCAGTGCAAACATTTCCAGCTACAATAATTTTATCAGGATAAGTTTCACGCACTAAAATACAAAATTCTATAAATTTTTCAATATACCCATTTGCAATATCAATACAAATCCACTTACATTCTATTTTATCTAATATTGCTACAAGATTTCTATAATCTTCATAGGTAATTCCAGTACTTACCATAAAATAATCAGTATTTAAGTTTTCTTTATTTTTTATATAATCATCAACAGTATAAAATTTATTCATAGCTGTTAACATTTTATATTTACTCAATACATTATATACTTCAAATGTTCCCGTAGTATCCATATTTGCAGCAATAATAGGAATACCTTTCCAATAAATTCTCCGTCCTTGTTTAGAAGTTCTTGAACAAAATGTAAATTCTCTTTCGAGAGATACTAATGAACGACTATTTACTTTTGACGGTAAGGGGCGAATCATAACATCATCAAAATCCAACATAACCATATCATGTATTTTATTTGGATAATTCATTTATTATTAATATTAATATTAATAATTATTTTATATTGTTAATTAATTATATTAATAATTAGAATATTTTATATTATAATATTTTATATCATTTTATTATAATATGACAGAAGAAACTGACAGTTCCGCCATTGATGATAAAAAAGAAACTACAGCACCACCTGATCCAGTTAATGAAACAAAAAATTTTTTTATAACTTTATTAGTAAATTTATTATATTTATTAATAATTATTATTGTTGGTGCTGCAATATTATGGTGTGCAAAAGTAACACAAACTAATTTAATGCCTACAGATCTTAAATGCGAGCCTTTTACTATTTCGAAAGTAAATATAAATAAAGGAAAACCAGTTTGTGTGAATATTGATGTTGTCAAAATGAAAAATGAAGAAGGTAAAAATGAAATAAAATCTACAAAAATCGAGTTTGATATTAACGAAAATATGAATATAGTTAAATATGGTATTTTTGGAATAAACTATATTCGATATTTAACAGATAGCGCAGATTCGAATACTTATACTCTTTTTATTGGAACGATTCAACAAAAAATGTATGCAAATTATAGTAATATGTTAAATTTATTTTATAATATTTTAAATCAAAATTGTAGCGAAAGTGTTATTATTTTTATTATGCCATTAATTATTGCATATATAATATCTGGAATTACAATAGTCAATTATGTATATGGAATTATTTTGTGGTTTACCAATTTATATTTACTTTTTAGTGTACAAACAAGTTGTTATGAAGAAAATATGTTAGGGTCTGATGGTACACCCATTTTGGATGATTCTAATAAGCCCATGAAAAAAATTGGAAAAATATGGGAATATACTGACGGGGAAATGTGGAAACAATGGTATTGGGCTATTTTTTATATATTCATTTCATTTATTTTAATTACACTTATCTTTTTTATTATAAGTATTTTATTATTTCTGAATAGCTTATCTTGTTTATTTTTACCTTTATTAATGGTTTCAAAAGTGAAAGATTCGTCGGATAATAAGTCATATACATTTTCTACTTTATTAGGTAATATTTTTAAATATAAAATGAGTGTTATAATGTATATTATATCTTATTTTCTTATTACTGATGCGTCATCATCATTTGGTGGTATAGGTGCTTTGGTTGCAATCATTGCATGTATATTTATATACGCTTTTTATCCAAATATTTATCAACAATATATACCAACTGATCCAACATCAACAATTGGATTAGTATCATATCAACAAGCACAAAAGTTTTGTAGTAAGGTAGACCTTGATATTCCCAAAGATTGCAATATTCCTCATCAAAAATCGTGGTTTGAATGGCTTTTTGGAGACGATTCCCCAGTAACCAGTGTAAGTTCGATGGCTGTTGCCGAACCAATCGCAGAACCAGTAATGTCAGATTACGAGCCAAAAATATTATCAAAAGAAACCACAACATTAGCACCACCAGTAACACCGTCTGCACCACCAGCAACAACAGTAACACCATCTGCACCGCCAGCAACATTAGTAACACCATCTGCTCCGCCAGCACCACCAGATTTATTGACAAAAGAATAATCAAAAATAAAAAATTATAGCATTCATATATAATGGAACAGCCACCTGATATTATATTTACTATAGCGAGAATGAATCCACCAACATCCGGACATAGAATGTTGATTAAATTAATGATGGAAGATGCGGTAAAATATGGATTATCCAATATATTTTTAATATTATCATCTACACTAGATAATAAAAAAAATCCTATTACTTGTGAAGATATAACTCAAATAAATAAAAGAACTATTTTAGAAAATTATATAATTCAAAGTATTAAAAGTGAATTTCCACAACTTAATGGTGTAAATGTAGAAATTATATGTTTAGGAAAGTCATCTAATCCAATACTAACAAGTATTTTTGATATTTTAAAAGAGAATGGTTATCCTGAAAGAATAGGTATAAAAATGAAACTATTTATTGGTGAAGATAGAAGGGATTCTTATAATTGGATACAAGATAAGTTATCTACAAGTGCCCCACCTGTTGAATTTCAAATTGAAGCATTACCGCGACCAGAAGGTGCTATCTCCGCAACGATAATCAGACAATTAGCTTTAGATGAGGGTAAATATGATGAATTTAAGGATGAGATGGAAAAAATAGGGATTAATAATAATGATGTTATTGTAAGAATATATAAACAAATTAGATATAATATAAAAATACCAAAACCAAAAGAAACAAAAAAGACAAAAACAGTTAAAGTTGCTAAGGTGTCACCTAGATCACCAGTTGGAAAATTATCATCAATCTCTCCAAAATCACCAAAAATGTTAAAATCATCACCGAGACATCTTGAAAAT